CCTCTACGTACTCCTTTTTGCTTGTGCCGAGCGCCATCAGGTTGTTACCGTCTGACGTAATCCAGTTAAACAGCGAACGGCAAACACCTACAAAGGTATTGGTTGAGTACTTGTTCCAACCGCCAATCTTTTCCGGGAACCCAGACCTGAAACGAATCTTGTCGCAGGCGTACCAGCCTCCTTCGGAAGCGTAGTTAGTTTGGTCCCGGTTGATACCCGGTTTGAATACGAGTTTACTCAGCGGCATTTTGGATTACTTCATAGGCTGCTTTGCAGGAGTCGTAGGCTGCTTGGAGTCTGGCTGCGTCGGCAGCGTACCCTGCAAGAAATTCTGCATCTGGCCTTGCCAGTCCCTCTCCGGTGCATCCCACACTACTGCTGGAACTTTCGGGCATTTGGGTATTACGGGCTTCGGGGCGGTTGCGCAAGCTGTTAGCAAGAGCAGCATACTTAGCGTTAACAGTCTTAACAGCATCTACCTTCTCCTTCTGAATTTTGTCAGCCTTGGTTTGCATTTGGCGTTCAACTAACCGTGCTTTGTCTGCTTCGGCTTGAACTTTGCTTTGCCACTGTACTTCTGCCGCATCCCATTTTTGCTGGATGTGTTCCTTACCGGCAGTGTATCCCTTCCAATACGAAAAGCCGAGCATCAAAAGCCCGACTCGACTGCCCAACACCCATTTATTTTCTAGGAACCCAAGCATTGTTGGTACTCCTGCATTCGGCGTTTAGTTAATCCGGCTAATGGTTTGCCTTTGAATCTATCCCACCTAAGTATTTCTTTACAGGCACCTTCGTAGTCTTGTGCTTTTAGCTTTTTTGCTAGTGTAGACCCACAGAAATTAGCTTCACCGATATTGTATGTTAAAGAAACATAGGCGTCGAATTCGTATTGGTACATCGGTACCGGGGCACACCGCTTTACTGCTTTCTCAAACTTGTTAGCGTCTTTTAGCAACTGCATCAGAGCGCGTTCTGGCGTTGTCTTATCTCCGGGCTTGACATTTTCCGTAGTACCAAAACCAATCGTAGGGACATCGCCTTTTACTGGTTCGTATGCAACAGGGCTATATCCTTCGTGGGCAGCAATACCAACTAGCGCGGACGCGCTTAAGGCAATAGCAGATATTTGCAAACGGCTATTCATTGCGGTTTGTTAGGCCACTGCACTTCCCAAGGGAAGACTGCTTGAGTCGGCACATCCCGCAAAGCCTGACGATATGTTACCCATGCCGCCTTGTCTGCTTCGGGGCTATCACTCAGTTGGGTCCAGTCAGATTCAGCCAGACGCTTGTTGCGGTCTTCTCGCACGTTCTTGGCCTGTTGTTCATCGAGCGCCTTCTTAGCGTCGTCGTCCATATCGGCCACGCTGTACTTGGTGAACCACTGGCCGTCAATCTCTTGAATACCATCACGGAACGCGACTTGGTACCGGGTCGGCTGTGCCTGTGGGCCTTCCAAAACTACGTCGTAGCCCCATTCCTCGTAGTTAATAACCAATGGGAAAGAGGTGTTTGGGTTAAGAGCGCGGAACTCACTATCCGTGATGACTGCGCCTGTTTCTTTGTTGCGAAGTTCCATGTGCGCTCCTAGGCAATTGCCAAGAAAATGTAGGTACCACCAGATAAGTTTATGCCTGTTGCAGTGCTGACAATCTGGAAGCCGCCAGTGGTGGTGTAGACGCTGTTCGCGTTGACTTCAGGAGCTACGTTGTTGAACTGTAGCGATGGGTCCGAACCAGCCACCATGCCCCGCGCTGTATCCCAGAAATACCAGTCACCAATGCCATTGGTACGCTTAATCAGCACAAACCTAGCGCCACCAGTAAATCCGCAGTTGATGGTTTGAGTAGCGCCGGTGCCTGTGTATGTCCCAACCTTGCTTACGCCGGGACAGGAGGCAAAGAGGTAGGCGACGTATGTGCTTCCTGACCCGTTGGAATCTCCCGAAGTGCCAACCGAGAAAACAGCACTCGTTGGGGCTGTTCCGTTCCATAAAACTGCCGAAGGGCCACTTGCCGCCGCATTGCTGTTAAGCAATATTTGGTAAGACCAAGGAGATGAGCCACCGTTAAGGTAACTACATCCAACACGCCAGTTCAGTCCAGTAGGAGAACGCCCTTTGACGATTATCAACTCAGGCACAACGCCCAAGTTATGTGCTTGCGTAGTCGCACTTCCCGTCCCCGTGTAACACACCACATCGAAAAAGCCGGGAGCGCGGCCAAGCATATAGTTCACATAGGTGATTGGAGATTGGTTGATAAATCCATTCGTCGTGTCTGACCCAACCGATACGCCCGTCATACTGGAAAAGCTAGTTACCGTTTGAGCGTCCGTAAACTCAGCTGCCGAGCCGTAAGATGATAGAGATAGCGTCGGGCCGCGCAATCTATCCCACCAACCAGACGAGCCACCAGTTCGGTTTCCGTCGAAAATCAAGTCAGTTACAAAACCGGATGAAATAGATGCTGCTGCTGATGTTCCTGCACGAGCTACAGGCGTAAACACACTCGTCCCACTCGTCGGCGTTCTCATCGGGCCGCGACGGATGGCGATGTAGATGTAGGTGGTGGAAGCCGCGCCATAGAACCAGTTGAACCCGGTGGCCGTTGGGTTCGGCGGACCAAAACCAGATTCAGCGGCGGATGAATTAGCTTTCAGTGCTGGGTTATTTGTGGCCGGGGCAGCGGCCATTCCGCGCATATTGTCTGACAAAATCCAACCGTACCCATCATCAGCGGATGAGGATTTCACCAAAGTCCACTGAGGCTCATACCCAAGATTTACCGTGGCGTTGCCACTCGCATCAGTCGTAAACGACCCACACGAAATCACATTGTCCGTGCCAGTCAGACCAAAGCCGCCTGCGTTGTGGGCGAATAGGTAGGCGACGTAGGTATCACCATTAGTGTTTAGTGGGTTAATCGCTGAATTTTTCACAATGAATTGGGTTGACGTAGGCCAACCTCCTTCACCACTGTTAGGGAATGGCGAAAATCCAGTGCTTTGTGAGGAAGTTGAGTTAAGTTTTAAAAAACTATCAGATGAGTTAAGAGACCTGTGACTAACACACCAATCAGAACTATTTGAAGTGTTCTTTACAATTATGCATCCCGGTACTGAGCCAAGACTGTGTGATAGTGTTCTTAATGTGTTCCCATTCCCCGTATACGTCACTACATCAAAGAACTTGGCCTGTTTGCGGAAAGCCCATGAGACAAAGTTGTCTGTACTGGTGTTGACCTGATTGCCAGCTGTATTGCCAGAACCAAGTATAAATCCACTAGCTGTGAAAGCAGTCAGAGAATTAGCGTCGGTTGTTTGAAGGTCCGTCGTATTTGAGTGCAGCAGCTTTGTCGCACCCCGCGCCGTGTCGAACAGGTTGTGGTTGTAGGCGTTTGTGCGGTCTTTAATCCATACCAACCCACCATACGTTGACAGATTGATGTTGTTGGTAATGGTCTGCGTAGCACCAGTGCCGGTGTAGAGGTACGTCGAGAAAACGTCTTCGATGTAGTTGGCAGCGGCGGAAGCCTGCTTACCGGATTTTGTGGCAGCACTAAACATTTGTTTGCCTTAGTAGTTCTGCGAAATGGTTGCGCCGTACCAGTTGGTGCCGTCCGAGAAGAAAGAGAACAAGTCTTTCTTGCTGGCAGTGCTAGTAATGGTTGGCGCAGTGCCCCCCGGCCACACCACAGTTGACCAAGTCACTGTACGGCTACCCGTTGCGTCTTGAGCAAGCAAGAGAATGAAAGACTTGCCAGCGGCAGCGGTAGGCATTGTGATGGTGGCGTTACCGGTCAAGGTGATGTACTGGAACGTGCCGTTCGTAAGGGCGAGAGTGATAGCCGTGCCGGAGTTTGCGGAGAACAGCGTTTCCGTGTAGTTGGTTACGGTTGGGTTGGTCAACGTCGGAGAGTTGTTCAGCGCGACTACGGTGCCACTACCACTTGTGGTGTATGACGTACCCCAAGCGGAACCCGTCGAATTAGGTATCCCAGCGCCGGGATAAACCATGCCCCCGCCGGTAGCCGCAATACTGATAGAGCCATTGCCGTTCGTGATGCTGATGCCTGTTCCGGCAGTAAGGGTAGATTTAGTAAGGGTGTTGCCCACACTGTTGCCAATCAACAGTTGGCCGTCTGTATACGATGTTTGCCCAGTGCCGCCAGAACCAACGGGTAGTGCCGAACCGAGAGTAAGGGACGGAATATAATTTTCCGCTTGGACAACGTTGGTACCGTTAGCATAAACCATAACGGTCTTGCCATTAGGTACAGTAATACCTGTACCTGCCACCGTTTTAACTACAATACTCTGCCCCCCTGTCGTATTGTTTTCCACAATGTACGGCTTATTGATTGTGGGAACAATCAGGTTTCGGGTAGCCGTCAAAGATACAGAGGACGTTACGTTCAGAATATAGTTACGCGCCACCTGAGAAGCGTTGGTGTTTGTAAGCGTAATCGTGAGGTCGGCATCAGTGGCAAATACTGCGTTGGCTCTACCCGAGATAGCTTCATCAATAGCGGTGCCAAGGTTAGTATTGGTTGTAGTTCCCCAAGTACCAGCTTGTTCGCCAGTGCCAATGAGTTCAATTTTTAGGTTTGAGTAGGTGCTTGCCATCTATTTTCCCTATGCGGCTAGTTGCTGCCAGTTGGGGTTTTGACTGTCATTTATAGTCTGCCATATAGATGTTTGATTGTCATCTATATTTTGCCAGTTGGGGTTCTGGTTGTCATCAATTTGGCTCCAAATTAAAACAGAACCAATAAGTCCAACAGCCTGTACTCCAACAGCATTAACGCTTGAATTGCCTGATACTGCTACAGAACCTAATTGTGTTGTTGCTGCTACGCCCGTTACATTTGCTATGATGTCTAGGTTTACTGTAACAGTGCCTAGCTGTGCGGATGCAGAAACACCCGACAAATATACATTGGCATCTCCAACTACAGACTCATCTCCTAAGTCCCCAACACCGGAGGTACCACTAACTCCTACTACAACTGCAATTGTGGCGTTTACATACCCTAATTGTCCTGTGCCTTGAACGCCGGATACATTTACAGAACCATCCGCAGCTACTGTCGCTGTTCCTACTACACCTGTGCCGACTACTCCAGTTGGGTTTACATTGGCAACACCGGTAACTGATACAGAACCAACTGCTCCTGAAGCGGCTACACCCGTAACAGAAACATTAGTAGTGGGCTGGACAACAACTGACCCAATTGCTCCTGAGGCGGAAACGCCTGTGAGGTTTACATTAGCGGTGCCGGTGACTGATACAGAACCAACTACCCCGGAAGCGGATACGCCTGTGGGGTTTACATTCGCAGTGCCTATTACTGTTACAGAACCTACTACACCTGAAGCAGATACGCCTGTTAGGTTTACAACAGAATCTGCTTGAACTACTACAGTACCTACAAAACCTGTGGCCGATACGGACGAGTTGCCGTAGCCCCAAGCCGCTACACCCCAGCCTTGGCTTCCAAAACCACCTAAAGCTATGGTGACATCGGCCACAGTACTCCTTTTTTAATTAGGCGATGCGGATAATTGCGTTGCTAGCGTCAGCAGTGGGGAACACGATGGTGAAGTTACCAGCAGTAGAAGTCTTATCCGAACCAAAATCAAGAACGCAGACCGACTTGTTGGACTTACTGCTGTTATAAATCAGAGCGCCACGAGCCGTAATAGTTGCAGTGGTCCATGTGGTGTTAGCAAAGCTAGTAAACGCCGTAGTGCCCGACGAGGTCGGAGTGACGTTAGTAAGGGTGTTACCACCAGCCGTATAGCCCGTGCCCGTAACTTCGTAGGTAGTAGTGTATGCAGTCGTCGTAGCATCAAGAGTGGCCGACGAGGTGTACAGCGCAATCTTGAAAGTGTCACCGGTAGAAGCGGTAAAGTTGTGAGTAGCAGTCATCAGTTCAGTTTTGAACGATGTGCACATTGCTTGTGTGATTGCCATGATATTTCCTTAGTCTAGAAGATTAGCTAACTCAGGATGCCCTGCATCCGCAAGTCGCTTTGCAATAGTTGTGTTATGACACACAACCGCCTGTTTCATGTAGGCAACTAAGACAGAACGAACGTGGTTTTTGAATGCGTTCGCCTGTTCCCGAATAACCGGGTGGCTTTGACTGCCAACATAAATAATTTTATCCAGCGCCATCTCTGCGAGTTCTTCAGGGGTAAGCCCACGGTTATCCGTGGTGTGTACAGTAACGCCACCAAGAAGAACGGGAATCTCAACGCTAATAGCCATTTGTTTTCCTTATTGCACCGGATATCGAACTTGCCCAGAACGGTAAGCATCCCGTCTGTCTTTACCATCACCAAGTTGTTTCAGAAGCATCATTGCTTCATCGTAGCGCTGCTTATAAAGAGCCACAACGTCTTGCTCACCCTTCATGTAGGTATATGCTTCTAGTAAAGAACCATACAGAAGAGTCGAGTCAAAGTTATTACCAAGCCATGTAGTACCGGCAGTGACGATAGATTCTGGGTAATAAAAATAATGAAGCTCGATAGTGTAGACCGCGTTGGGAGTGGGGCCTAAGATAAAAGAGTTTTGGTCAAATACCGCATAGTACTGAGGCTTAGCGGTATCAGAGGGGGATGGGAAAGCCTCACGAATGAAGTTCACATCTTTATTTAAAAGATAATCAAAGTTACCAGTCGTCGGGTCTACAACCGCCATAGAGAATGTAGACAGCCAATCGGACGGCATACCTAAATACTTATTATTGGCGGTTGTGTTGCCGGTCACATTCTTTCTTAAGGCGGGTAACTGAACGCTGTTATAGATGCGTTGTTCTGCTTGTTTAATGAACGTGTTTATATCTGCCGTTGCGAAAGCATTTTCGGTGTAGTCCTGAATAGCGGCAACAAGCTGGGTATAGTTCATGATTAAGCCATCGGGCCTCGGGCCTTAGTGCCCTTAGTAGCAGCGCCACAACCACGGATTTCGGTTTCGCCGTTCTTATTAACTTGAGCAGACGCCGGATTACCCATGCTGACGCGACGAGCAGGCATACCACCCGGAGTGGATTCCATAGCATTCATGGTGTTTGGGTCAGTCTTATACTGTTGAGCACCTTGAATGCTAACTTCCTTGCCACTCATCGTATGAGGCTTGGCGTACTTTTCTGCCGGAAGATTATTCTTAGCCATGTTAACGACCCCGGCTCGAAGTACGTTGGTTCATGACACGCGCCATATTGCGGCCATACTTCTTCATGTCGGAAGAGGTGACACCACCTTTCTTCATACCCTTGGCATGCATACGAGTCTCGTGGCCCTTAACTGCTTTGGCAGCTTCGGTGTCCGCAATCTTCTTCACTTCTTTCTTGTCCATGATTATTTCCTTACGTTGTTACGGTAACAGTACCAATTTGGCCTGTAGCTACTAGGTCATTGGGTGTTAACCCGTTGTCGTTTGCTCTAGCTCCGCCTACAGGATTCCATCCCCATTGTGTTATTCTACTACCTTCCCCAATAGAACCAATACCATCCGGGCCGGGTCCCGGTTGAAGCTGAAGCCCTGTTGTGCCAGATGTGTAGTAGCTTGTATCTGTGCGGGGGTTTCGTACTGCTTGCGGGTCGCTGACCGGGTAAAGACCTAGAGACAACTGAGGTTGGTCCGGTTCCCAGCAAGTTGGACACACTAGAATGTTAACGTTTTTGGTCTTAATCACCAAGCGTTTTAGTTGCTTTAGCTTGTACCTAAAACCGCACCTATCGCACTCTGCGATAGAGTACTTGCCAGATGAAAACTTGGAAGGCATTTACCAGCCCCCACCGCCGACATACCCAATACGAGGAACCAAACGAATGGGAGCTTTTTCTCGGTCTTCGTCTGCGGCGAACTGATACTGCTGTTCGTAATCCTGCTTTAGAAACTCCAAACGCGGAGCGGCATCAGGAATCTTCATAGCCAGATAGTAAGCAAGGCCAGCAACCATAGCCGGTAAAAACCGGAAAGGAATGTCTTCAGTATTTGTGCCGTTCCCTGCGTCTTGAATTCTGCGCAAACGCCAGTAAACAAATGTGTATTGGTTGTCTACACTGGGAAGCGGCCAGATATTTATTTGCGGATTTTGAACACCAGTTGGTGTAGTAGCGCCAGACCTACGATTTACCCAGACTTGGATTGGCCTGCCCTGCGCATTTTTATTAGGAATCGTTGAGTAGGTAGACTCAGAAATCCGGTTGATATTGATGTCGGTTTGGTTTTGGCCGGTGCCTGTTCGAACCACGTGGTCCAATAAATCAATGGTATCAACAGGGAGGTCATATGTAATAGTATTGGCAGTAAGAGCAATGCTTCCTTGCTCAATAGTCCAGAAGTTAATTCCACGATTAGCCCACTCAATAGTGAGTAGATTAAGACTACGACGAGCAGTGCGTAAATCATAGCCTGTCCTTAACTCCGAACCGCAACGTTCAAAAGCCTCTTCAACGAGGCTATTGATATCTAAATTGAAACTGCTGGTGCCGGAAGTAGTCATTTGGTTTTTAACTGCTTCTTAAGATTAGAAGTCATGCCCGTGTGAATAACTCCACCTTTAGCTTTCTTTTTAGCTTGTAGGGCGGC